CGCTGAGAGTAGTGAAACTTCGCCTGGCGTATGGGAAGAGGTTATAACTGAGCTAAATTACTCTGGCGATGTTGTAAGAAACGCCAAACGTTGGCAAAATGGCGAGACGCTTAACGATAAGTTAATCGTACATAACGAACTCAGTATCATAGCCGATCCATTTGCCTATGAACATTTCCATACAATACGGTATGTTAAATGGATGGGGGCTTCTTGGAAAGTCAGCAAGATCGACATCCTAAGACCTCGAATTATTTTAACTCTCGGGGAGGTATACAATGGATAGATTACAATTACAAACAATGCTTGAAAACTTATTGGGTTCGAGACACGTTTACTTCCAACCTCCCGAGAATGTTAAAATGGCATACCCGTGCATAGTATACGAAAGAAGTTTCGTAGATACTCGTTTTGCAAATGATAATCCTTACTCACATCTATTGAACTATAAACTTACAGTCATCGATAAAAACCCGGATAGTATACTTCCAGGTAAGGTCGCCATGCTGCCAACTTGTAAGTTTGAAAGACGTTTTACGGCAGACAATTTAAATCATGATGTATATAACATCTACTATTGAAGGAGGAATTTAAAATGTCAAGATTAACTTGGGATGCAACTGGCGAAAGACTTTTTGAAACTGGTGTTAAAAATGGCGTCTTATATGTTAAAGACGGAAATGGTGCATATCCACTTGGCGTGGCTTGGAATGGTCTCATCAGTGTTACTGAAAGTCCATCTGGAGCTGAACCAACGCCAATGTACGCTGACGATATGAAATACGGAAATCCAATGTCCGTTGAGGAATTTGGGGCAAATATTGAAGCCTATACATACCCTGATGAATTTGGAGTATGTGATGGTTCTGCGGACCTCGCTACCGGAGTACGTATTGGTCAACAGACTCGTAGTGAATTCGGAATGGCCTATAAAACAGCAATCGGTAACGATGTTGATGGTTCTGATCACGGGTATAAATTACATTTGATTTATGGCGCGCTAGCTTCACCATCCGATAAAGAATACCAGTCAATCAACGATACTCCAGACGCAATTACATTCTCATGGGATGTAACTACTACTGCTGTACCAGTTACTGGAAAGAAGCCGACAGCTTCAGTAGAAATAGATTCCACTAAAGTAGACTCTGCATTATTGGATACTTTGGAAGACATCATCTATGGTACTGAAGGCGCTGCACCTAGACTTCCTCTACCAAATGAAATTGCAACATTATTCGCTTCGGCGGCTCCAAGTGCTGTATCGCTATCAACAATCGTACCTGCTGACGATGCAAGTAACATCGCTGTAGATGCTAATATTGTTATGACGTTCAATAATGCAATTGCTGCTGAATCTATAGTCGTTACTTCTGCTGCTGGAGCTATAGTAGCTGGAACTAAGACTTGGGATGCTACTGCTAAAATACTTACATTTAACCCAACAACCAACTTTGCAGTTTCAACTACATACATTGTTACAATCAGTGGAGTAGTAGATATCTACGGACAATCACTTGCTGCGGCCGTTAAGAACTTCGAGACTGCCTCCTAGAACTATTTTCGTAAAGTATAGAGAGCCCCCTTTAGGTTGGGGCTCCGTACTTTTTAAACCAATTTAACTTGAAAAGGAGAAAATACCATGTTAAAGAAAACAATCAAATATATAGATTTTGACGGTAATGAAAGAACTGAGGACTTCCACTTCAACCTTACAAAGGCAGAAGTGACTGAAATGGAATTATCCCATAAAGGTGGTCTTTTAAAGACTATCGAAAAAGTAATACAAACTCAAGACCACAAACAAATAGTAGATATCTTTAAAGATCTAATACTTAGGTCTTATGGCGAAAAATCTCCAGATGGTAGACGATTTGTCAAGAGTCAAGAACTAAAAGACTCATTCGTTCAAACCGAAGCATATAGCGATTTGTTTATGGAGTTAGCTAGTGATGCACAAATGGCATCGGCATTTGTTAATGGGATCATACCACAAGCGCCAGATAGTATAAAAGACTTTAACAAAGAACATTTGAAATCATTCACATAATTGAAAGGGGGCTAATGAATGTTAAAATTAACGATACCAGCTGTCGAACAGTATGACGAAGAGAATAACGAGTTTATTACTTCTAAAGAACAAACGTTACAATTAGAACATTCATTAGTCTCTATTTCAAAATGGGAGTCAAAATGGCTTAAACCATTCCTTTCAAAAGGCGAAAAGACACTTGAAGAAACTATCGATTATATTAAACATATGACCGTGACACAAAATGTTAACGATGCCATATACAATCTAATAACGAGCGATAATATACTAACGGTACACGCATATATTAATGCTCCTATGACGGCTACAACGTTTTCTAATGACAAAAAGAATGTCACTAGAGAAGTTATAACCGCTGAGATAATTTACTATTCTATGATAGCTTCAAATATCCCTTTTGAATGTCAGAAATGGCATCTAAATAAATTACTAACCCTGATTAATGTATGTAATATTAAAAATAATCCTCCTAAGAAAATGAATAAGAAAGATTTGGCTCGTAGGAATACGTCGTTAAATGCTGCACGTAAACAAAAATAATGAAGGAGGTAGTTGGTGTGATTAAAATAAAACACGAAGGTTCTTTTAAGAATACTGATAAGTTTTTCAAAAGAGTATCCATGTCTAACTACCTTCCATTATTTGAAAAATATGGGCGTCAAGGTGTTTCTGCTTTGTCGTCCAGCACCCCCCTAGATTCTGGAGAGACTAGGAATTCGTGGGATTACAAGATAACTCGAACTAGAAAAGGAATAACTATAACGTGGTTAAATTCACATGTTGTAGATGGAGTTAATATAGCAATCATTCTCCAATATGGACATGGTACTCGTAACGGAGGATACGTTCAAGGAAGAGATTACATAAACCCAACGATACGACCAATATTTGATAAAATGTCTTTAGATATATGGAGGGAGGTAAGTGCTTTATGAGTAGTGTTGATAACCGTATTGTTAATATGCGCTTTGATAATCAGCAATTTGAGAGAAATGTACGTACTAGTGTAAAGACCCTCGATAATCTAAAGAAAAGTCTAAATTTAGATGGGGCAGCAAAAAGTCTAGATAAACTTGACACAGTTGGAAAGAAATTCTCCCTAGCTGGGATGGCGTCGGCAGTAGATACTATAGCTGCGAGATTTACTAATTTAGGAATAGTCGCGACTACAGTTATACAAAACATAACAAACCGAGCAATCGACGCGGGGACAAGAATCGCTAGCGCCATGACAATAGACCCTTTAAAGCAGGGTTTTGATGAGTACGAAATAAAAATGAACTCAATACAAACCCTATTATCCAATACATCTGATAAAGGAACTACTTTGGATGACGTTAATAAAGGTTTGGCTGAATTAAACGAATATGCAGATAAAACGATTTATAACTTTGCTCAGATGACCGATAACGCTGCTAAGTTCGCAGCCGCTGGAGTAGACTTTGACAGTTCAATAATGAATGTGCAAGGTATGGCTAACGTCGCAGCTGGTTTTGGTGTTAGTGCGGAAAAAATGGCTGGTGCTACATATCAGATGACACAAGCTCTTGGTTCTGGTAGAGTTATATGGGAAGATTGGAAATCCCTTCAACAAGCTGGTATGGGAGGAGTCAAACTCCAAAACGAAATGACAGCCATGGCTGATAAAATGGGAATAGTCAGAGATAAGTCCAAATCATTTAAAGACTCTTTGGAGAGTGGTTGGTTAACTGCCGAAGTATTTACAAAAGTTATGGGTAAAATGGCAAAAGATCCAGCTCTATTAGAAGCGGCTACGAACGTAACCACTTTTACCAAAATGCTAGATACAATGCGAGAAGCCATGGCGTCTGGATGGGCTCAGTCTTGGGAAAATATACTTGGTGGCTCAGAACAATCAAAAGCGGTATGGACATCATTATCAAACGCTTTCGCTGAGATTGTTGGTGGAGCAGCCGATGCAAGAAATGCTATGTTAAGGTTTTGGGCTGATAATGGAGGACGTAAGGATTTAATCCTTGGAATCGTTAATGCGCTTACGGCTATTGGAAAGGTTATTGAACCTATAGAAAAAGCATTTAGAAGCATATTCCCAGCAACAACGGCTCAACAACTGATGGATATGTCTAGGTCATTTAAAGAGCTAATGGATAGATTCAAAATAGGAGAAGATACAGCTAATAATCTACATAGAACGTTCAAAGGTTTCTTTGCTATTGTTAGTATAGGTGCACAAGTTGTCTCCGCAATTGGAAGATCCATCGCAAATCTAATACAGTATCTCTTACCTGTTGGTAGTGGATTCTTATCCATAACTGGAAGCGTTGGTGATTATCTAGTCGCTATAGACGCGGCATTAAAAACATCAGACTCATTTAACAAAGGTTTAGAAAAAATAGGAAACATAATAAAACCAATAGGCGATGCTATAAAATTAGTAGCGTCTAAGATTTTTGAAATGACGTCCTCATTCTCTCTATTTGGAAATGAGATTAATAGTCTAGAGAACCCCTTTAAACAGATGTTGTCGTTCTTTGGAAACATCGCAGAAAAAGTAAGTACGTCTATTAAGAACATAGTAAACAATATAGTCACTGGATTAAGCGACGGTAATAGTAGCTCACTTTTAGGAGTTTTAAACACTGGAGTCTTAGCTACCATATTACTTGGTATTAAAAACTTTGTTAATGGTTTAAAAGACAATTTATCCGGAGGAAGTCTAGCGAATAAAATTGGAGAACTCTTTGATAAAGTAAGTAGTAGTCTTGGGAATCTACAAGGAGTCCTAAGAGCAAACGTCCTTTTACAAATAGGAATAGCTATAGGAGTATTAGCTGCTTCATTAGCACTTATAGCATCCATCGAACCAAAACAACTTGAAGTTGCACTAGGTGCAATAACAATAATGTTCATGGAACTATTCGGTTCTATGATGTTGTTTGAGAAACTTATGGGGGCAGCTGGATTTCTATCTCTTGGTAAAATAGTCGTATCTATGGTCGTTTTATCATCGGCGGTATTGTTATTATCCTTCGCAGTAACAAGGCTATCAAAGTTGGATTGGTCTGGACTAATCAAGGGTCTTGGTGGTGTTGCTGGGTTAATGGGTATAATGGTTGGCACTTCAAAGTTGATGGATGGTGCGGCTTCTAGTTTTATTAGAAGTGCGATAGGTCTTGTCATTCTTGGCGGAGCCGTATTAGTCCTCTCCAACGCACTAATCAAAATGGGAGCCCTCGACTTAGCGACACTTGGGAAGGGGTTACTTGGCGTTGGTGTAATAATGACCGAGCTGGCTTTATTTATGAAAGTCACTAATCTTAGCGGAATGGGACTAACTAAGAGTGCGGGTATTGTAGCGTTATCCACAGCAATACTAATTCTAAGTCATGCGGTTAGTATATTTGCTGCCCTCGACCAAAACGCATTACTTCGTGGACTTGGCGCAGTCGGAGCACTTCTAACAGGACTTGGATTATTTGTAAGATTGACTGGCAGCACCACGGGTCTTATAAGTACGTCAGTAGGATTGGTTGTTATGGCTTCATCGATGCTTATCTTCTCAAAAGCAATAGGTAGTATGGGTAATTTATCACTCGAAACGATCGGTAAAGGCTTGCTGTCAATGGCTGGCGCACTAACCATAATCGGACTAGCAATAAAACTTATACCTGGTAATGGAATTTTATTAGGTCTAGGACTTGTCGTCATATCCGGTGCTCTTCTAATGATGTCGAACGCCCTAACTACGATGGGTAATATGTCACTCGAGACTATTGGTCGGAGCATGTTAGTGTTGGCTGGTTCGCTACTTCTAATGACAACCGCGATATCCTTTATGCAAGCATCTATCGGTGGATTATTTGCCCTATTTATGATGGCTGACGCACTTGATATTTTAGCACCAATACTAGTACAACTTGGAAACATGTCTCTAGCATCCATAGGAACGGCGTTATTAGCATTGGCTGGTACGTTTGCTGTATTTGGTATTGCTGGGGCTTTGGCGGCTCCTCTTACTCCTATTTTACTTGGTTTATCTAGTGCTCTATTTGTATTCTCATTGAGTTTGTTGGGCATTAGTGGATCGATGTTTATATTTGCCGTATCGCTAGCGTCCATAGTCGCAACAATGACTGCTGGAGGTCTGAGTATTGGACTATTTATGACAACCGTATCTGCACTTATTGCACTGATACCATTCTTATTCGAGAACTTAGCAAAAGGCTTCATCGCGGGAATTAAAGTAATTGGCGAAGGAACCCCAACAATCATTGAATCTTTAAAAAAGATACTTACTGGTATTGGTTCATTGATACCAAGTCTAATCTTAATTGTTGGTGAGTTAATAGTTAGTATCATAAAAACAATAGACAAGTTGATTCCAGATGTAGTTAATGTTATTGTAGACTTCCTCATAGCCATTGTAGTAGCCATAGACAATAACATGGGTATAATAACTCAAGCTGGAATAGATTTAGTCATATCCTTTATAGAAAGCGTTGCCGATGGTCTGGACAAAAATACAGATAAAGCAATCGTAGCAATAGAACATTTAATATCATCACTTGTTACTTCTGGTAAAAAAGCTCTTATGGCACTGTTGCCCAGTATCACTAATATTGGGCGAGATATAGGGACTGGTCTAATAAATGGCGTTAAAGGTATGTATAATAAAGTATTTGGTTCTGGCGAGGACATGGGCGACGCTGTTAAAGACGGACTTAAAACTTCTTTAGATTCGCATTCTCCATCTGAAGAAACAAAAAAAGAAGGTGAAAATGCAGCCGATGGTGTAGTTGCTGGGGTCAAGAAGAAGGCTGGTGGAGTTGCGGATTTCTTCTTCAAAATGGGAGAAAACTTAACTAACTCTCTAGCCGCTGGTACTAAAAAAGAAACGCCTGCGGCAGTATCTGCTGCTACTAAAATGGGGACGCAAACAGGAAAGGCTGCTGGTAAAGCTGCAAAAACCGCTTTTGAACTATCAATGGATTGGATCGAGGAACGTAAGTATTACACTCAATTAACCTTACAAGAGGAACTGGCAGCCTACGAACGTATGCTTAAAAGATACAAAGATGGTACGGATGAGCATAAGAAACTAGATAGAGAAATCTACCGTGTTAAGAACGAAATGGAAAAAACCGCTTACCAAAAATCCATGGATTGGATGGATGATAAAAAGTATTATAACGACTTAACACTCCAACAGGAATTAGATGCCATAGAACGTGTTCTTGCTAGGCACGGTGAAGCAACTGATGAACATAAGAAATTAGATAGGGAAGCCTACCGAGTCAAAAAAGAACAAATCGAACAATTGGCGGACTTGCGAGAAAAAGAAAATGCAAGATCTTTCGATTGGATTGAGAATGAGAAATTCTACGGGCGTTTAAATCCAAAAACGGAGAAAGAAAGCTATCAACGTATTATCGATAGAATCTCCAAGGTAGCAAAACCGACAGAAACTGAAATTGACGACTTAAAGAAAGCAAAGAAAGAAATCTTCACAATCGACAAAGAAATAAAAGAAGCCAATGACGAGTATATCAAAGACTTAGGTAGGATTCAGGAAGAGTCGAATGATAGACGTATTGAGTTGGAAAAAGAGTATTACGACAAAACCAAAGAAATCAACAAGAAGTTGAAAGATGACATAAGTTCTTTGGCTAAAGCTTATGATGACGCTTTGGAATCTCGTACGAGTGCCATTTACAATTCTTATGGTCTATTTGATAAGGTTGATAAACAGGGTGTAACAAACGGTAAGGCCTTAATGACCAACTTAAAGAATCAGATTGCGGAGTTGGGTAGATGGAGAGAAACTCTAGGTAGTCTAAGCAGCAAGGGTGTCGACCCCGAATTAATAAAAGAACTAAGTCAAATGGGTCCGCAATCTCTATATCAGATACAAGCACTCAACAAACTAAGTGGTCCTGAATTGGATCAGTACGTGAAACTATGGCAACAGAAATATCATGACGCAAAAGTTCAGGCTACGGGCGAATTAGTTGATATGAAAAAAGAAACAATTACCAAGACCGAAGAACTAACCAATGCAACCAAGAAAGAGCTAGAGGCGTATGATATTGTTTGGAATGAGAAATTTACAAAACTAGTTACGGAGACGAATACTCAACTAACAACTTTGGAAACAAATTGGCTTACTAAGATTGGAAGTGTACGTACCGGAACGGAGAAAGAAATTTCAACCTTAACGGATAATATCAAAAGTATTATAAAAGCTCCAAATTGGTCTGCTTTAGCTGGTAGTATAATGGACCCAATTAGCTCAGGTATAAAGACGAAAGCCGTAACCATGGCTCAAGATGTCGCTAATGCCGTATTGGGTGCTTTAAAAGCGGCTGATGATGTTCTTGGTAAAGGTAAAACAACGCCAATACAAGATGCTTTGAAAAAGTCGTCAGATCTACTTACGAATAATACAGGTCAAACCCCAACCATAAGACCCGTATTAACGTTGACAGATGTTCAAAACAATGCACAAGCAGCCTTGGCTAGAGCAAATGGTCTAACGACCTCTAAAACAACCAGTCTCGTCAATACGATCTTCGACCCAAATAACGCAATCAATAAAGCAAGAGGCTCTACTCAACAAGCTCAACAAGAACAAAATCCAACATGGAATGCATTCAATATCTCTAGTTTAACAGTAAGAGAGGAAGCGGACGTTAAGAAAGTCGCAAGGGAGTTATATCAATTACAAGTAGCAGGAAGTAGGGGGTAATAG